CTGAGCTGCGCTTCCGCTCCATCATTCCAGACCTTCAGGTTGGCATACTTGCCGGGGTTCTCCGCAGCCTTCCGATATGCTTCTCCAAAGCTGTCGGCCTCAACATCAAAGCTGCCCCAGACCTCCAGAACTGCATCGATTGTGTATTTTGCCATCCTTTCCATCTCCTCAGACATCCCGGCACACTTTGTGGTATGCAAACCAGTGGCCATGCCGCCGGAACAGATAGAACCAGTTCGTGAACTCCTGCCCTGTGCAGTCATAGGGGCTGTTGTAAGCTTCCAGATAGCAGTTGCCGCGGAACCAGTCAGCAGCAGCCTCTTCGTGCATCCTGTCCAGTTCATCGGGCAGCCGAACCAAATCCAGATGGCCATTATAATCACCACTGATGATGCGCACATTGGAAGCCGGGCGGTTGTTGTAGGCCCGAATCTCCCTCTTGACTGTTGCGGCCAAATTTTTCACGGCGGACTTCTTCTCAGCAGAGGCAGGAATATCGTTCTGCATGAACATCAAGAGCGCATACGCATCCCGCAGCTTCTCATTATCGGTAATGTTGAACATTGTCTTTTCCTCCGATCAGTAAATCTCGCACCGCTGCATTTCCTCAACGTACTGGTTAATTTTCTCCAGCGTAGTCCATGTGGGCTTGCAGTCCTCAGGGAGGCTCGCCCACAGGCTCCGCATTGTCTGTGCCTGGCTCTGGACGTTTCCGGCCCAGAGGCAAGCATCGCTCCGGTGCCCAGCTCCAAGGAAGTATCTGCAATCTGACAAGAGGCGGTCAAGAAGAACATAGCGGTCGTGCTCACTGCGGTTTTGCGGGTCAATCTCACAGCTGCCGAACTCAGCATCAAGCGGAAAGTACAGATGTGCAGAGGCTTCCAGATAGTGCGGCCAGTATTCAGGGTACAGCCCATAGGAGCCATCAGGAAGCACCGTGAAAGCGGTAGCAGCCACAACAAGGATGTTCCTTTCAAGGGGAAGGCCGCGAAAGGTGTTGATTGCGATTCTGGCACATTCCATCTCGCCAGTGCCAGCAGTAGGACAATGAGTGATGGCCTTTGCCGGGTCATATCCGGCGGCCTTCAATCTTTCTAAAACGGTCATGTTCTTGCCTCCCTTAGAGTGTTTTTGCGCTGCTCTTAAACCCACAGACGTAGGCGTAGGTATCTTTGCGGCTGCAATCCTCAGCACAGACCACACGGAACCGCCGCTGCGGGTGGAGATTCTTCCGAACCTCTTTTTCATACTCGGCCACAGCACCATCATAAGCCCTGCGGCCAGCATAGAAAGAGTGGCTGCGCCATCCTGTCACATCAGAGGCCCCAGCGGGCAGGAATCCCGCCTGCACGATGTAAATCTTCTGTGCCATCTCAAACGCCTCCGTTTTGCAGTAAGTTCACAGCAGCAGCACGGTCGGCTACGCTGATATAGAAAGCCCTCAGCTCCTCCAGCCGCTTGAACACATCTCCATCTTCGCCGGAATCCAACCGGGCACGGTCAATGGCCGGCTGGAGCCTCTCGGCCCAGATGCGGAAGTTCTCGGCAATATAGGAGTGGTTCACATCATCCACGACCAGAATCTCAGCATTGGCGGCGTTCCAGCTCTTGGCATCCATCTTGGTGCGCCAGCTTCCAGCATTTACCGCAATGGGCCAAAAGGCCGTGGCATACTTGCCCTCGCTCAGTTTGCCACTCCTGCACAGCTTGTTCAGGCAGCAGCTCTCGCCGTACCAGCAGGGGTCGCCGGGTGCGTGAATCACCGCGAACAGACCATTATCCGACTTGAAATAGCCTCCAGATACCAGCACCACATCGCCGGTCTGAATCTGCCTGCCGTTCTTATCAACCATAAAATAAACCTCCCATGTACTCATTATTTTCTGCGGTGGCTCCCGCGACACCCTTTCGGGTGTTTCGGCTGCTGCCATGCAGCCATCATCAGGCGGGTTCAGTCTTTGATTTCATGCACATCAGTGATTTCGTTGATGTCCAAGCCGTGACCTGTTTCGTCAATCAATCGCTGAACAGCTACGTTGCGAGCATCTATCGGGTCAGTGGCGTTGACTCGGTAAGAATCCCAGAACCGGTCAGCTGTGTTGAAAATCGAAACTTCATAACATTTCATCGTTCAGTCCTCCTTCTCAATGCTCAACAGGCTCATGCTGCCATACGCACAGCCATCTTCAATATCACGGGCCTTCTTACGGGCAGAGGTGATAGACACGGCTTCAATCTCACGGGTGGTTTCGTAGCCGCCATTCTTCATCTGCGGGTTGCCTCTCCAAAAGGTTGCAATGTACTTTTTCATGGTTGCCATTTTTTGTTCCTCCAAAGTGTTGATTTTTTTATTGGTTGATGCTATCATTTAGCTAGTTTATAACTACTTTTGACAATGCTATTATACTAGCTTTTCGCTAATTTGTAAATAGCTTTCCGCTAATTCCTTTGAAAAAATTTAGCTTTTTGTTAATTTTGGAGGTTCCAGATGGGTACATTTATGTTTGACAGGCTCGATTCGCTCTTAAAATCCAGCGGAATAACAAGAAAAGCTCTCTGCCAAGCCTCAGGGCATGCGGACAACTACATCCGAATGTTCGAGAAGCGCAACACAGAACCGCCAAGGGAATTTGTAAATTTTTGCGCGGAGCAGCTAGGTACGACTAGCGCATATCTATACGGAGAATCGGACACCCCAGCAAAAGAAAAAGCCCCGGCAGCAGATAGCAGCCGAGGCGTTACGGATGAAGATCTGAAGTTCGCGCTCTTCGGTGGCGGCGATGTGACAGACGCTCAGTTCGAGGAGGTCAAGAACTTCGCTCGTTTTATAAAGGAGCGGGATGCGAATGGACAGAGTAAGTGAGCTTTACGACACAGCAGAGAAAAGCGGAATAGAGGTGCTCAGCTTCCCACTGCCGGAAACAGGCAGCATCAGCATCGAGCAGGGAGGAAGATGCTATATCGGCATCGACAGCAGCCGGAAGTTGACGCAGGCAGAGGAGGCCGCCCGCCTTGGGCATGAGCTGGGCCATTGTCTATACGGAGGGTTCTATACACGCGCCACGCCTTACGATCTCATGGAACGGCATGAGGTCAGGGCCGACCATTGGTACATACTTCACGCGATACCAGAGGGCAAGCTGATGTCACTGCTCCAGCAGGGCCTTGATGCTTGGGAGATAGCAGAGGAGCTTGACACAACGGAAGAGTATGTCAGGCGGGCATACTACTTTTACAAGGACAGGAGAGGAGGTTGGCTGTGCTGTGAAAAAGAGAACAGGAACCGCGACATGGAGAGAGGCTGAAGGCCGCTGGCGAATCAAAGTCCAGAAGAACGGAACGCAAAAATGCTTTTACAGTAACACACCGGGCAGAACAGGCCAGAGAGAAGCCAACGCCAAAGCCGATGCGTGGTTGGATGATAGCATCAGGGATGGCCGAAAGAAGGTATCAGCTCTATACGATGAGTGGGTGGAAGATGTGGCCCTTTCAGCCGGGACATCTTATGTGATGCAGTGCCGGAAGTATGGCGATTATTATATCCTCCCGGTGGTCGGCAATCTCAGAATCGAGGAGCTGACCGAGGGCGATCTCCAGAAGGCCATTGATATGTCGTACAAAAAGAGGTGCCTGGCAAAGCGGAAGGTTATGAAAACCAGCGACAAGCCCCTCAGCAAGAAAACACTTATGACCATTCGCTCCACCTCCAACAGCTTTCTGCGCTGGTGCCGCCGGAATAAGTACACCACCCTGAACCCTGAGCTGAGCATCCCCAAGGGGGCCAGAATGGGAAAGCGGAAGATACTCCAGCCCAACGCGCTGAGAATCCTATTTTCGGTGGATACGCGCCTCTGGCACACGAAGCGAATTTTCGATGACTATATCTACGCATATAGGTTCTCTGTGTCCACAGGGGTGCGCCCCGGGGAGCTTGTGGGCCTATGGTATGGAGACATCAAAGGGAACACTGTCAGCCTCAGGCGCAGCATCAACACGCTGGATGAGGAGACAACAGGAAAGAACGAGAACAGCGTCAGGTCTTTCGATATGTGCCAGCAGGCCAGAGAAGCATACGAGGCACAGGTGCAGCTCTTGAAGGCTCATGGTGTCCAGCTCAACTATAACACGCCGCTGTTCCAGATACCATGTCAGAGGTCGCTTGCCCGCCGGTGGGAAAAGTATCAGGACACAAACGGCATATCGCCCAGAATCACCCTATACGAGCTGCGGCACACTTTTGTCAGCATGGAGGCTGGGCAGCTCACAGAGGGACAGTTGAAGATGCTCGTGGGCCACAGCAAGAACATGGACACGTTCGGAGTGTACCAGCATGAGATGCAGGGCCAGAGGGCAGAGCTGGCAGATGCCACCACGGAGGCCATCAAGAAGGCCCACGGGTGAGCAGCAGGCCCCAGCCCCAGACCGTGCGGGCCGGAAGAGCATTGGGTGGTCAGATTGGAACCTCCACCCAAACGGCCGCCCAGTTGGTCCCAGATGGCCCCACTTTCGGCCCCACATATTTTTGTAAAAAATAAAAAGGGCCAGCAAATAGATGCAAGCCCTTCCAGAAAAAACGATGCGCTTTCAGTAAAAACATCTGGTTTTTACAACGGCGATGAATAAAAGCAGTTGTTCGATTCCCATTACCCGCTCCAAAAGACCTGAACCTTGAACGGTCCGGGTCTTTTCTTTTTGTCCTGCACTGGGCAGTCATCTTGCAAACCGGCGGCGGAAATGCTACAATAGAGCCATAAAACCGCTGAAAGGGGAACGCTACAATGGAATTCCGCGATAAACCGATGGAGAACCTCATGCGCCTGCAGGAGAAGGATATCTGCAAAAATATCAACGCCCTGCTGCTGGAGGGCGAGCAGATCGTGGGCGCATACAAGACGGTGCGCGATCAGGTGGTGTTCACCAGTCACCGCATCATCATGGTGGATATGCAGGGGGTCACGGGCACGCGGCAGCAGCTTTTTGTGCTGCCTTACCGCAAGGTGCTGCACTATGGCATCCAGACGGCGGGTTTTGGCGATCCGCTGCAGGCGTCCCAGTTGACAGTCTGCTTTGCGGACGGCCACGAGGCCAAGTTTGGCTTTATTGGGCAGAAGGACCTGTTTCAGGTGGCAAACGCTATCAGCGCCTGCATCCTGTAAGAAAAATTATGAACCGAAGCCGCTGCACAAGGGTTTGTGCGGCGGCTTTTTTTACGCATTTTTGCGGCTGGTTGTATACAAAACGCATGAAAATTTGAAACAAAACGCAAAACAATGTGCCAAAATAGGCGAAAAACTGAGAAACGCAAAACTTTGTGCCACAAGATAAAAACATGATTGACATTTTGTTTCGTCTCGCGTACAATTCGGGGCACAAGGCAGTCCCGCTGCTGCGGGACAAAAAAGCACGAATACAGGTA